CCACTAGGTAATATTAACGGCCACCCCCACGATTCGTTATAATCAATAATATTATAAGCAGACTCTGATAATATTTCTAATTCAGATTCTGTTAGTATATCAATACTCTCTTCTGTTAGTATTGATGCTGTGCTCAGGGTAGTACTAAGTGCAAGGGGTTGATATGTGTTTAATAAGGTATATTGATTACTAAACTTTTCGTACGCTACTATATGATTACCGGGTATTACTGGGTAGGTATATGGGTCTACCTGTGCTCCGAGATTTAATCCATATGTATCGCTGTTTATTATATTTAAATTGTTAAAGTTCTCTGCAAATTGATTTTTAAATCCAAATAATTTACTGCGCTTTATAGACAGTAGACTTACTAAACGTTGAATTTTATTGGGAAAGTCTAATAAATTTTGATCAAATATTGTATTCGCATTATCTAACATGGTACTAAAAGATAACAGCCTAACTATTTCTGCTGTATCAATATTAGAAGTATTATCTATAAAGTTAAGTATACGCTCATTAATTTTCTTACTTAGCGCTTCTGTATCAGGCGCTGCGCCTCCGAAGATACTACCTAAAAAATCACCAAAGAACTTATCTTTATCCAATAAAGATTCTTGAAATCTTAAACTTTTATAATTAGCCTCTCCATCAAAATCTTCACCTTTCTTATAAAGATTATAATAGTTAAAAGGAACTATATCAAATTTAGTTGATACGCCGGTAATACTAGATATATTAGATCCAAGGGTAGTAACTATACCAGTTGCTCTCGCGCTTAAAGATAATCCAGTAATTGGTTGTGTTATAGTATCTGTATATTCAAAATACCCTCTGAAATAACCACCAGAACTAAGTGATGTTAATGTACTCTGTAAGCTCTTTATTGTATATGAAGAGAGCTTAACAGAGTCATTGCCAATCAAACTTATATTAATTATATTATTCGCGCCGCTTAATATAAATGGATTAGTATTCTTTATTGTGTTATTATTTGCATCTTTAAGCTTTATAACGAAGGGTATCTGAGTATTAACAAATTTAGTACTATGAATATTAAAACTTGACAGCGGCTCGCTATCACCATCGAGACCGTTTGATGTTATTGATAGCTTATTAATAGAGGTAGATTCATCAACTCTTCCCGAGAGTGTGATATTAGTAGAATTTACTATATTATTATATTGTCTACTAAAATTAATATCAAAGCGTGATACAGGTATATCATCTCTATAGTAAAAGTCTTGAGCTCCAGAAAATCCTGCGATAATAGAGCTACTGTTACTTGTAAGTGACGTTACAAGGGTATTATTCTCAAGATGTACATATAGTGCAGTAAGAGGGAGGTTAATAGACTTTAACTCTACTAATTCATATGTATTAGACGACGGAATATAATCTTTTGATAACAAGGCATTATATCTACCTAAGTGATTATATTTATTTCGATCCATCTCGAAGTAGTTAGATGAATTAGCTCCAGAAACTCTATAATTAATGGTTGAATTAGTATAGTAATATGGTAAAGATTGATTTATCCTTATACTATTTGATAGTACACAACTACTTAATAAAAATTCTGTGCTATATGAAACATTAAATGTATCCTCAATGTAATCTTTAATTAGTATATTTTTTGATACATCGGCTAAGATAGCTTGATTATAAATATCATATATAAAAAGTCGTACAGTGTATAAACCTGGCTGCTTATAGTAGTATGATGTATTTAGCTCTGTAGATTTATTTGTATCACCTAAATCCCACACAATATTTGTATTAGTACCTAACTCATCAGGTATTATGGGTATAAAGCTTAGAGGTGTAATTGATAAATTATAGGAGGATAAAGAAGTGGAACTACCCGTATAATCAACAACACTAAAGTCTGCATAGGCTGAATTAATATTACTCATCTTCAACTTCGATAAAGTTACCTATAGTATTAGGATTATTAAGATACGGAAATTTAAAGAATGGTAAAGACGTATCTTGATTTATCATCTCTATATCATCTGACTCGTATTGTGGATTCCATGCTATAAATGAGATGCCTTTAAAATTAATATTTTCTGTAGAGTTATAGGTTCTTACTGTCTTAATACCTGCAACGCTTAATATATCTGATGTTAACTTTGAAATATTAATTGTGCCGTTTAATTTATTATTAGTTAGTGCAAAGAAATCTGTTATTATTTTAGTAACACGATTCTTCAGCGTCTCTTTATTTACTTTATTGGCGGATTCCCGAACAATAATAAGCTTACAATTATCAGCAACAATACTACTATATTGTTGCTGATTAGTTACACCTATCCTAAAGGTAATATATACCGGATCTCTTGGCACTACCTCTGCTCCTATCATCTTTATACCTTGAGTCTTATCGACAATTATATTTTTTAACGAATTTGGCATATAGTCAATTAATCCTGATAAGTTGACAGAGTTAAACTTTGGAACACAAAATACATTAACATTATTAAAGTCGCAACTATCAGCAAAGTTTGATTGATTAATCAACACTCTATTAACTTTTGCAGGATCCACGCTAATATCGTAAAAATATTTAATATATGTATCAATGAATTCTTTATTAGATGCTACATATATAGATTGAGATATATTACTTAATTCTTTATTGAGATAGTTAGTATAATCAGCTGAGGTAACTAATCTAAGATTAGCAGATACAAATTTCGGTACATTTTGTCTAATCTGATCAACATTTTCTGCATTACTTATAAACGTTGAGTTTGTTGGATTTCTAAAAGTAATATTAGCACTATTAGTATTGGTAATAAGAGTTGAATCAACTTGACTTATATTACTATATATAGTTTCGAACTGAGATGTGGTATAATTAAATAGCTTATCACCATCTATAGCATTAGCAGAAATTACACCTGCTACATTATCACTAAGTATATAGTATACAACGACTTCGTCTCCCTCCTGTAACTGTCTACCGAAAACACCATTACCAAACTTTACTTCATAATTACCATTTTCGTTAAGTCTTATATCATATACCCTATTGTCTCCGCCTGATATATATAAATTATCAACTTCTGTATATTCTTTAAACAATCCACTTTCTTTTTCCTTTACATATACACATATAGTGTTGGTTGATATAAATTTTTCAACTTCCCTATCTACAATATTAGTAACAACAATGGGAAGAGTCTCATATTCTTCACCAGCAGCGGTGTAGGTTGGGTACTCCTGTACAGTTCCTTGATAGAGAATAACATTATTGTTTAATGATTCAATAGGTTCATCTGCAGATGTTGTTTTAGAGAAAAAGTAATCTTTAATGAAGGTATATTGAATATCATCAACTAAGAAATATGAAAACTTACGAATATAGTAGTTACCTATAGGTAATGCATCACTGCCAACAGTATCTAGCGTACATATAGCTGTTTGTTTACCGGTTGGTTTATAGCCAACGAGATTTACTATCTTATTCATATTCTCATAAAGAGCAGCCTGTGAGAATGTAGACTCTGATGCAGTATCGTTTAAATAAAACAACAGCACATGATATGAAAAAGCTATTATATCTATAATAGAAGATAGATTACTGCCTTCATAAACTTGATCTGTAAAAAATTCATTTTTATCTAATCTTGAAATTATATAATCCTTTAAAGTTAAAGCATCAAATGCAACATATGCATTTTGCGGTAAACTGTAGTCTGTTAACTGTTTATTACTCATGGTTAGATATAGCCCTCGCTATTTAAGATGTTTTTAATAGATACACCGTATATATTTAGCTGAGGTACATCTATTTGTAAGTATATTTCATACAACTGTTCATCAATATTAGGTATGACACTGACATTCTTTACAACAACGCGAGGCTCAAATATAGGTAAGTTATCAAATATATCTTCCCTTATGAAAAACGCAGATGCTTCAGATATAGGTTCAAATAAATATTCGCGTAAATCCAAACCAAATTCTGGATTTAATATCTTTTGACCTGGTGCTGTAGTAAAACACGTTACAATACTGTTTTGTATAGCTTTTAAATCAAATATACTACTAACATCACTAAGATAATTAGTTACATTAACAGCTTTAGTAAACGTACGATTTTTATTTAAATCTAACTCTAAATCTTTATATATATAATTATTACCTAATGAAGCGTCTTCAAGAGGTGTAGCTTGAACATCAGTAAGCTTTAACTGTATCACATAAATATTTAGTCACAAGTTAAGAGAC